AAGAAGCTGCCCATCGCGTTGGTGCTAGATATCTAACTGCGGCATCAGGTATGTCTGTAGGAGAGATTAAGAATAATATGATTAAGGCTAGAGACTTATATAGTCCTGTAAGTGATAACATTAAGATTAAAGATGCTACATCTAGAGATATGTCTTGGGTAGAAAGTGTGTGTAAAACATACAGCCCTGACATACTTGTACTAGATATGGGAGATAAGTTTGCTAAGATGGGTGGGTTTGCTAGAGCAGATGAAGCCTTGAAAGTAAATGCTATTCATGCTAGACAGATAGCTAAAGAGTATCAATGTGCTGTATTCTATATGTCACAGCTATCAGCAGAAGCTGAGGGTAAGATTATACTTAATCAAAGTATGATGGAAGGTAGCCGTACAGGTAAAGCAGCTGAAGCAGATTTAATGTTACTTATATCTAAGAATCCTATGAAGGGCGAGCATGATGAAGAAGATTTACAAAGGCATTTAAATGTGGTAAAGAATAAACTAACAGGGTGGCATGGTATTGTATCGTGCGAACTTAACTATGAAGTAGGAAGGTATGAGGAGTAAAAATGGATATAAAACATAAAAAATACATTGTAGCAAAAGAATATGATGAAGAAGGTTTTGACTATGATGGAGCAGGAGATTATATCTATACTGCTACAAACTATGTAGAACACGAAACTAAAAAAGAAGCATTGGAGTATTTACAAAAAAATATATACTATGACGAATATAGTAGGTATATACATAAAAAGAAAAAACCTAATTTTAATAGTATAGAAAAATATTGCAAAGAGTTTGACTTTCGTTTATATGAAAGGATTATATAAATATGGAATTAGTTCTTGATGTAGAAAACACAGTCACTAATCGTGATGGTAAGATGCACTTAGACCCATTTGAACCTACCAATTCACTGGTAATGGTTGGAATGATTACAGAAGATAATACAGAAGTGCATGTAACTTTTGACCATTCTGAAAAACCTAATACTTTAAATGGTACTAAAATAGTACAGCATATGTTAGACAATACTACTTTGTTAATAGGACATAACATTGCTTATGATTTAGTTTGGTTATGGGAGTCAGGGTTTAAATACAACGGTAAAGTATTTGACACTATGCTAGGCGAGTATGTATTACAGAGAGGCATTAAAGAACCTCTATCGCTAGAAGCTTGTGCTGAACGATACGAGTTAGATACAAAGAAACAAGATACCTTAAAAGAATATTTTAAACAGGGTTACACAACTAGAGATATACCTTTTGATGAGTTATCTGAATACTTATCACATGACTTGCATGCAACAAGGCAACTATATGATAAACTAAATGATAGACTTTTAAATGGCGAAGATAATATACTGAAGCACACTGTAGACTTAACTAATGAACTATGTCCAGTTATAGCTAAAATATACCGACGTGGCTTTGCTGTTAATATGGACGCACTAAATGAGGTGGAGACAGAGTTTGAGAATGAAAAAATGACTCTTAAGAATGATTTAGCTAATATGATTACAGACCTAATGGGAGATACACCTATTAATTTAAATAGTCCTGAGCAATTATCTACAGTTATATATAGTAGAAAGCCTTTAGATAAATCTACTTGGGCAGGTAACTTTACACCCTATATGTCTAAAGATGATTTTAGAAAAGAAGTTCGTGTTCATAGTGAAGTAACTTATAAAACTAAAGCTAAACAATGTGGTAACTGTAAAGGTAAAGGTTACTATACTAGAGTAAAGAAAGACGGTAATCCATTTGCTAAACCATCTAGATGTCACGAATGTGATACACAAGGGTATCATTTTGTACCCACTAGTGTACAAGCAGGACTAAAGTTTAATGCTCCTAAATCTAAATGGGTAAGTGCTAATGGTTTTAGTACATCTAAAATTAATCTACAGCTATTAGAAAAAGCTGCTAAGGATAGAGGTTTAAAACAAGCAGAAGAATTTTTATATAAGGTACGTAGACTAAGTGCCGTAGATACTTATTTATCTTCATTCGTTGAAGGTATAAAGACCCACAAAAAACCTGATGGTAAGTTACATGTAAGATTATTACAACATAGAACTTCTACAGGTAGACTTAGTGGAGCAGACCCTAATATGCAGAATATGCCTAGAGGGGGTACATTCCCTGTAAAAAGAGTATTTAAATCACAGTGGGATGATGGGAAGATATTAGAAGCTGACTTTGCTCAATTAGAATTTAGAGCTGCAGCTTTTCTATCACAAGATAAAACAGCAATGAAGGAGATTCAAGATGGTTTCGATGTTCACTCGTATACGGCAAAAGTTATTTCGGATAATGGGCAGGCTACCACTCGTCAGGAAGGAAAAAGCCACACGTTCGCCCCACTCTACGGAGCTACAGGGTTTGGGAGGACAGCTGCTGAAGCAGCGTATTATGAACAGTTCACGAAAAAGTACAAAGGAATCGCATCTTGGCATTCCAGATTGGCTAAGGAGGCTTTAAAAACTGGTAAAATTACTACACCATCAGGTAGACAATTTTCTTTTCCTGATATAGAAAGACGTATAAGAGGTGGGGTATCTAACTTCACACAAATTAAAAACTACCCTGTACAGTCTTTTGCTACAGCAGATATAGTTCCTGTAGCTTTATTGTACATAGAAAATAAACTAACTAATATGAAGTCTTGTATTGTTAATACTGTACACGATAGCATAGTAATAGATATACATCCACAAGAAGAAAACCAAGTTATTTATATAATTGATTCAACAAATGAAATACTTACAAACTTGATACAAAACAAGTGGGACATAGTATTTAATGTGCCTTTGGCATTAGAAGCAAAAATAGGTAATAATTGGCTTGACACAGTAGATGTTTTATGATATAACAAGAAAATTCAGATATAAGGAGATAACTATATGAATGAAATTACAACTATAAATACTGATGATTACGCAGTAATGGCAAAAGCTATGGGCTTTGCTAGCGAGAATAAAAAATCTATTACACGGACAGTAATACTTCCAAGGTTTAGAATTTGGCATCAACCTATTATGGGACAAGCCAAAGTCAATGGTAAGACTGCTAATGTAGAAGTCGTAGAGGGTGGTTCTTATAGACTAGAAATACCTTCTAAAGAAGAAGGTGGCGAATCTACTTTTGTATTTGCAAAGTCTGCAAACTTTAGAGTATTTGCACAAAGGTTTATGTGGCGAAGATTTGTAGCTAATAAAAATCCTAAACCAAATGAACCAAAAGGTTCTTTTCATAGAACTTTAATGGCAGATAGTTTATCTGTAGATTTAAAAGATAATACTGGTGGTTTTAATTGTGGTAAGCCTTCAGGTTATATTAAAGATTTTAAAGCACTTCCTCAAAATATGCAGGATTTACTTAGACAAATAAAGAAAGTTAGAGTTTTATTTGGATATGCTACTTTAATTGACCCTGTAGATGTAGAAGGTAAACCTACTACGTTAGATACTATACCTGTGATATGGGAAATAGATAATAGAAATGCTGTTGCACATATGGGCGAAATATTAACTCAAATAGATAAGAAGCAACGACTACCTATTCAATATAACATTGACTTAGTAACTGAGAAGAATGAACTACCTAATGGTACTAGTTACTACACACCTGTTGCTTCTGTAGATATGAAGAATGCAATAGATATAGTTGATGCAGACCAAGATGTATTTAAAGACTTTATGGAATACATTAAAAACTATAATGACTATATCAATACTCAATGGGCTGAGAAAGCAGTTGACGAACCTAAAATATCTAAAGATGATATGAAGGTGGTTGAGTCTTTTGTAGACATTGACGATACTGAGGTAGCTTAAACTAATGTTAATGAATAACCCTTTTAAGGTGCATAACATTAACTACTTATCACCTAGCAGTATAAATACCTACATAAGCGACATGCCTATGTGGGTAGCTAGGTATTTGTTTGGTGTTAAATCAGGTAGTGGAGCAGGTGCTATTAGAGGTACTGTAGAAGA